TAGATATAGGTACCTATAAAGTTCCACTTAAGACTAATCAACAATTAATATCTATAGATCCACTTAAGACTTTTGAGGGTGGATACAATAAGGACGTTAAAACATTTTTAAAAGAAGTAAATCCAATTAATTTTTCATTATCTTGTCTAGGACTAGCTATTGAAGGTGGTCAAGATCAATGGGATGCATTTATAGAATTATTTAAAAGATCTAAGATATCAGTAGTAGAGTATTCTAGGGATGTGCATGATCATTCGTATTTTGATCAAATAGAGACCTTGTGTAATTATAAAAAGGTTTATTTTAAAGCATTTTTAGATATGCCAAATGTTGAGGTTGAAGGTATTAAGCCATACCCTAGAAGAAAATTTTTAGTTTTTAAATGAGTATTGTAAGGTTTCTTCTACACTAATAGGTTTAGGTAATTTATTGTATTTTTCAATATATTCAATAATCTTATTATGATCTATACCGTAATTTTTTACTATATCCATATCTGTATTGTAAATCTCTTCCATCTGCCAACCCCAAATAACTGAATAGTTGGGTATATTTTTAGATACCTTAAATATTTCCTTAGACACTTCAGATAATCGAAGTATCTCATAATGATCAATAAATATACAATCGTAAGATTCATCTGATTTACACTCAGAGGCGTCATCAATTATTACTTTTACCTTATTAGGCATTTTATTATTTTTTAAAAAGCATTCTATAACATCTGGATATTTTTCTATAACATGCACTTCTGTGACATTATCTTTAGAGGCTATCCAATCAGACAATACCCCAAAACCAAATCCAGTAAGCAGTACTTTGCCATATGCTAAATCATAGCATGTATAAAGTTGTTCTCTAGATATGTAAGAATCATCAAATCTCATCCATTCTACCCCATCTACTATAAGGGCATAGGATACTTCTTCTCTTTTTATTATTGTATTATTTACTTGCGTTTCAGCAAAAACAACCGCCATAGTTTTTTTAAAAACCCTTCAAGTTTATTTTGCATTTTAAGCTCAACACTTTCATTTTTATAATGATCTGACTGGAAGTATGGGCTAAACATTTGATCACTAAAATATCTTCTTGGACTCATAATATAATTATACACCAATATAGTATAAAACCCAATCAGAGGCGGATCCGATTGGGTTTTGCTACTTATTGTAGCTACGTAAGGAGCCTAAGCTCGACCTACAAAATAATTGTATAATTATTATTTTTCAAAGTCAATAAGATAAATTAAATTATTCCTTAGATATTCTTTCATTCATAAATTTTGTTTTTTCTTCTATAGTATCAGCAAATTTTGGATTTACTTTAAATGGGCTACACCATTCATCTAATTGTTGCTCTGTAGGATTTTCGTATTTTCCTATTTGTTCTTGCCATTCTGGGCTTCTGTAGTTATAAAACGTTCCAGGATTATCTTCAGCATTTAATGCAAAATTAGAAAATACAAATCTTGTACCAGAAGTTGTTTTTTTAGTTCCATGATCGTAAGGTTTACAAGCGCCATGTAAAACAACATCTCCAGCCTCTGGCTGAACTACAAGACAAGGCTCTTCTAGTCTTTCTTTGCTAATATCTGTTCCATTTTTAATGCTTCCATCTGGATTAATATTTGGGTAAAATAATTCTCCCCCTGTAAATTGTCCAAAATAGGCAGTCATTCCATATTGTAATGAACAACAAGCAGACCAAGTATCTATTTCAAAAATTTCATCTTCTGCACCCATTCCAGGACTGTCGGCATGAACAAACATTCCTTCATCGTGAGGCTCTGCAATCATTAAGCTTCTCATTGGATGTATTACAATTTCTGGATGTATCAGCTCAGACATAAATTTCCAAACAAGAAAAGTGCTTGGCATAGGGGGGCAAACCTTATCTTCATACCAGTTATTTGTACTCCATATATTTTGAGGCATGGTTCTTTGAAAATCTTTTAAATCCTTATTAACCTCATTCATAATTTCTTGAGGAATTATATTTTTGTAAATAAATATTCTATCTGATAGTTTAATACATTTTGGATTGTCGTAAAACATTTTATTTATTTGATCTCTTGTTCATATTTTTTAATTATTTTTTCAAATTGAGGATTTGCTTTAAGTGGCGTATTCCAATTATTTAATTGATCACTTGTAGGATTCTTATATTTTCCTATTTGATCTTCCCATTCAGGAGTTTTATAATTATAAAAAGTTCCTGGGTTATCTATTCCTAATAAAGCAAAAGTAGAAAATGCAACTCTAACCCCAGACCTAGTTTCTCTAGTTCCATGGTCATATGGAGAACATGCCCCATGTATGACTATATCCCCAGGTTCTGGTTGAATTTCTAAACAAGGTTCTTCAAATCTTTCCTTTGTTGACTTACTATCTTTTTTTATCGTTCCATCTGGATTAATGTTTGGATAAAATAATTGACCGCCAGTAAATTCATTAAAATATGCAATTGCCCCGTATTCTAATTCGCAACAAGTTGTCCATTGATCTATCTCAGAAAGCATATTACAATTTCCTTTTCCTGGACTATCAGAATGTACGAACATTCCTTCATCTCCAGGCAAATTAACCATAAAACTGGTTACTGGATGTATGACGAGTTCTGGGTAAATTAAATCAGAAATAAATTTCCATACCAAAAAACTACTTTTATAAGATTCGGTCATTTTGTCTTTATACCAATCACGGACGCTCCAGTCATTCTGTAAACTTTCTCTTTCATAAGAAGAAAGATCAGAATTAACTAAATCCATTATTTCTTTTGGAATTATATTTTTAAATACGTATATTCTGTCTGATAGCTTAGTGCAATTTGGCTTATTATAAAACATATAATAATTATACCACTTATATATTTTTATTTAATAATTGATTTTTCTACTAATCTATCATACATACTTGATGATATTGCTTCAAAAGAAGGTTTTCCTTGTTCTATGTGCTGCTCAGACTCTTCATCAGAAATTCCAGCATTAGAATATATCAATCTCATATCTTCAATAAAGCCATCAACCATTATTTTTATTACTTCTTCTTTATTCATTTGAGTCTCCATTTTCTGTTGTCAATGCAGGGGCTGGGCCTAATAAAAATCCCTTTTCATGATACTCTATCAGTTTAGCCACTTCATCCCCATCATCCTTTGATGAGTATTTTGCTAATAACGTTAAAACATCGTATATTCTATGTAGCATTATATAATTTACCATAGGCAAATTATCTTCAAGGTTCTTAGATTGATTATTCTCGTCAGACATTTTTACCAACTCTTTCTTTTATATCGTTATACAATTTTTCTCCAATAAATTTTTTATAGGAGCATGACAAACAATATAAGTATATATTGTCTTCCAAATCTAAATTAGATTGAAGAAGGCCTTGGTCCATTGGGCATTCAAGCCTAGGCACAAGACCCTCTTCTGATAAAGCTATATATTGAGATACATATTGTATCTGTCGCAAAATTGCTCCTTAAGCTTTAGGGAATTGATTAATCAACTCCTTGGCCTTTCCTATTGAGTTAGGCCATGACGACCAATCTTTACCGCCCTTGGTCATATAATACGTTATCTCTGCGTTTGTTACTGGATCAAATAATTCCTTATTTGACACTAAATTAAATTTTTCTAATCTATCTACACCAAGTTCCCCTAGCATATTAATTTGAAAAATTCCGTAAGACTTGTCACCAGTTGATTTGTTGTCGTTTAGAGCAAGCGGTCTCCCGTTAGACTCTACCCTAGCAACAGCCCAAGCTGTTTTTAAAGCAATTCCTTCAAATCCTACAGCCCATAATAAATCTTTTAAATCTTCGGCTGCAAGCATTTCAGAATGCTTATAAGTTTCATTACTGAACTTATTTATTATTTCTCTCTTTAGTTGTTTTTCGGTTTTTTGTACCTTCTCAGGCGCAGTTGTTAAAGCTTGACTGATTGTAGGACCAGGCTGGACTGTAAATAAAAATAATGTTATCATTATAATAACAGTCCAATTATGAACTACATCGCTCAAACTTTGTTTGATTCTCTCCATTGGCATTCCTCCTTTAGAGATAACGAACTATAATAGTAGCATTGATTACTTAAGCGTGTCAACCCAGTTGACCAGAAAGAATTTATGAATATTTCATTTTCTACGCCTATAGTTAACCTAAGAACTAATAATGGATACGGATATGCAAGTAAAAATATAGTAAAATCTTTAAATAATCTAGGACACTTCACTCCATTTCAAGATCCAAAATCTAAATTACAATTAAATTTTTCACAACCATCACATTTTAAATTACATAAAAATCAATATCAAATTAGTTATACACCATGGGAATCTACCGTAATTCCAGAAGATTGGAAATATTATATGGATGCATGCGATGAAGTTTGGGTAACTTCAGATTGGTGTGCAAATGTATTTGAAGATAATGGCTTTAAGGTTTCTAATGTATACCCACACGGCATTGATCCTATGTGGATACCAAATAGAAGAAAAGAAAACGGTGTAATTAAATTTTTGCATATAGGAGAACCAGCACCAAGAAAAGCTGGACAAATGGTACTAGATGCATTTGGTAGCTTGTTTGGAAATAAAGAAGGATATTCGTTAACCATTAAAGCAGATCAAATAAATACAACTAGAGTATATAACAATTATTTAGATAAAAATATTTTAGGCGTTCCAGATAAATATTACAACAACGTGTCTATAATTACAGATGTTTTGAATGACGAAGAACTTGTAAGCCTGTATCAGTCTCATGATGTTTTAGTATATCCAAGCTATGGAGAAGGATTTGGATTTATTCCACTTCAAGCACTAGCAACTGGCATGCCAACAATTTGTACAAGCGGCTGGGCACATTATGAAAAATATTTAGGGCCATTAAAATTAAAATCAGAACTAATAGATTCACCTTGGCCATTCCCACACGAAGGAAAAGTTTTTGAGCCAAACTATCAACACCTACTTGAACTTATGAGAGACGTTTCAATAAACTTTAATGCATATTCAGGATATTATTTTGCTCAGTCAACTAAAATACATAAAGATTATAATTGGAAACAGTTGACCAAGAATTCATTTGATAAAATTTTAAAAAAACTTAATTAAAACCTAGACCAATAAAATAAAGTTTGGTACACTTAGACTTCAATCAAATTTTAAAGCTGCGTTGGCGGAGAAAAGGTCGTATATAAATGTCATTTACAATTGAAAACCCATATGAAAATTTTATTGCATTATCTAGATATGCAAAGTGGGTTCCAGAAGAAAACCGCAGAGAAAATTGGCAAGAAACTGTAGATAGATATTTTTCTTTTATGTTAGATCATTTATTTAAAGAGTATTCATACGAACCTTCAGCAAAATTAATATCAGAATTAAAACAAGCAGTTCTAGACAGAAACGTTATGCCATCAATGAGAGCAGTAATGACTTCTGGTCCAGCATTAGAAAGAGATAATGTTGCTGGATACAATTGTTCATTTGTTCCAGTTGATTCACCACGTTCATTTGATGAAACAATGTATATTCTTATGTGTGGCACTGGCGTAGGGTTTTCTGTTGAGTATAAGTATATTAATAAACTTCCTGCTGTCCCAGAATCTTTAGAAAAATCAACTACAGTAATTACAGTAGAAGATTCAAAACAAGGTTGGGCAAAAGCATATCGTGAACTATTAGCATTGCTTTGGTCTGGACAGATTCCAGCAGTTGATGTAACTAAACTTAGACCCGCAGGCGCAAGGCTTAAAACCATGGGCGGAAGATCTTCTGGACCACAACCATTAGTAAATCTTTTTGATTTTACAATTAAAATATTTAAAAATGCAGTTGGAAGAAATTTAAAGCCAATTGAATGTCACGACCTTATGTGTAAAATTGGAGAAGTTGTTGTAGTTGGTGGCGTTCGTAGATCTGCAATGATATCTCTTTCTAATATTAATGATATTGAAATGGCAGCAGCTAAGTCAGGTAATTGGTGGGAGAACAGTCCACAAAGAGCATTGTCAAATAACTCAGTTGCTTATTCTAGAAAACCAGAAATGGCACAATTTATAGCAGAATGGAAAAATCTTTATGACTCAAAATCTGGAGAACGTGGAATTTATAATGTTGCCGCTGCACAAGCACAAGCAGCTAGATATGGAAGGCGGGATCCTGAAATACACTATGGGACAAACCCTTGCTCAGAAATTATTTTGCGTCCTTATCAGTTTTGTAACCTTTCAGAAGTCGTATTACGTGAAAAGGATACAGTTGATGATGTTAAAAATAAAGTAAGACTTGCCACTATTTTAGGAACGTGGCAATCTACATTAACAGACTTTAAATATTTGCGTAAAATTTGGAAAGATAATACAGAAGAAGAAAGACTGCTTGGCGTATCTTTAACAGGACAATTTGGACATAAATTCTTTTCTGGACAAGAAGGTTTAGACAAACTAGAGCAAACTCTTGTATCTCTCCGTGAATCAGCAAGAAAGGTAAATGCTGAAGAGGCTAAAAAAATTGGAATTCAAGAGTCAGCAGCAATTACTTGCGTTAAGCCATCAGGTACAGTCTCGCAACTAGTCGGCGTTTCTTCTGGAATGCATCCGTGGCACTCTAAATATTATATTAGAACAGTTCGTGGATCAAAGACAGACCCAATCTCTGTTTTCTTAAAAGAAGTG